AACGGCTTTGGATCAGTGAGCATATGCTGAGTTCCAGCCGTGTAAAAAATCCAGTCCTTGCCGTTTCTTCTAACGATATTTTTGTGGATAAAGATCGTCTGGTACTCGGAAATACTCTCCTTCCGATCAACAAGCGGGTCTTGCCGCTTTCCCTGTCGGGTCTGTCGCGTCGAGTCAAACTCCGGCTGTTTCGTAGACTCCAGAAGTTCTCCAAGTTTCAGGCGCTTCCATTTTGGCTCCCCTGTTTTTGGATCAATGGCATCCATCTTTTCCAAAACATCTTGGAGATACATTGGAATGATCTCGATAACGTAGGGGGAGGTTCCAATTGGGTCTAACCAATCCGCCGCGGGATCGATTCTGAAATTTTCTGAAGCAATGAGGCGGACATATGGGCAGTCTTTTACAACCCTTTTTTCTTCAATCTCATCGACAACCTCATTACCATCTTCATCAATTACGGGATTACCGTTGGGATCAACAACCGGGCGTTTGGTCTTGATCTTTTCTTCTTTGTATTCCCAGTACTGGTGAGACACCACGGAACCAAATACCAATGCCTCTTGATAAGCGGCGACCAGAGTCTGGAACCACGGAACAGTTTTTGTCAGACGGTACTGAAGCAAGTGCTTCAGGATCGTGGCGGATGCTCTCTGTTCTGGATCGGAATCATTTTGCGGATAAACAGAAACAACATCTTCAGTCGCAAAAAAAGCCGCGGTCACCGCGGCTTCGTTAGTTCTAATTGATGACCGTGTCTTTGGTCTGAATAGTCGAGACCTGTGCTGGTATTGAGAAGAGTGATATTTGGAGCCAGTCGGATGTTTCGACTGAAACAAAGATATGTTTCTATCCCACTGTCGGCGGAAGTTTGCATCCAGATAAGAGGTAGACGTGATGTATGCCTCTCTTGCTAACTTGATCCACGGGGACTTTTCCTCCTCTAGGTTGATCGGGACATCTTTATCCATCGAACTTAGCCTCGCCAGTTATATCCCGTTCCAAGTTAGCCATTTCGCTGACGTTCATCCTCCCGCGGCTTACTTTGGCGCGTTCCAATAACTCTCCTGCCCAGCGCATGATGTTTTTAAATTCAGGATCGATTTCGTTCACCCTGATCCACATTCCATATTTCATGGATAGCGCTTCGTTCCATATCGCAAGCATGGAGTAGTCATTAGACGGCCCCACCGCCCATGCGTGGCCCGGGTAGTGTTTCTCCAACGTCTCTGCCACGTTTTTTACGAGACTGATCATCGTAGCCTCTTCCATCATGTTGCCCTTGTGGGCATCAATAAGAACCTTCATGTTATCCGGCGAAAATAGCCAAGATGATCACTGCGAGTACGATGATGGCTACCGCCTTTGGTTTTTCTTTGCAAATCTGAACAATTTTTTCTTTCATTTTTTCGGCCCGTATGGTCTGCGTGGATTCTCAAATAACTTTCTTCTAGGAAAGTCGTAGGCGAGGATTGGTTGCTCTGGCCCTTCCGTCTTGTCGCACAGTTCTTTCCAACTGTATTTGCGCGTTCTTACTTTTTTCTTAATGGTTGCCATTAGTGAATAGTGTGTTTTTCGTCGTGCAACACAATTACTGTTTCCCGTACAAGTTGACAGATAAGCGCACTAAGCGCGTGTGTGATCATTAGTCGCCCAATTTCATCTGGATTGCCTTCGATAAAGTTAGACAAAAAATCTACCGCCAGTTCTTGAGGAGTTCGCTCAGTATCCATATCAATACGCCGGGACGGCCTCCGGTTCTAAATCATCTTGGTATAACAACTGCGGCGGAGATGCTTCAATGTCATAGATGCGAGACATCGCATCCAACATATCCACATGGACTGCCGGGAAGAGGTTGTATTCGTTGTCAATCATTCTTTGGACAACGTCGTACAGCCTCCCGTTCTCATCCTTTTGCCTAATAGGGCGAACAATGAGTGATCCATCGCCTTGCTCAAACGCCTTTTTCTGATTTGACGTTAGAGAGTCTGATGACGGGGCCAGAAAGAAGCGCCAGTTCTCAAAGTCGGGCTGTAATCTTTGGACTCGATCCCGTTTAGAACCCGGCCCTTCTCTCGGCCACGCCAATTCTTCGATGGGAAAATAGTTGTTTTCTATTTTCATCATCTCTTTGAAATGCTCGATATCGGAGTCTTTTCCGTATCGCTCATAACCCACCTTGACGGTCTGCACACCAGTCTGGCGAAGCCACTTTTGTCGAAACTTGCTAAGAACTTGCCAGCGCTCTGCGAGATTCAATCGATGACACAGCCCGTCTAACAGGTACTTATTGAATGCGTGATCGATTCCGATAATCGCTATTGCTGTTCTATCGGAAGAACTCTTCTTTGAATGAGCCGGGTCGCAAAGAATGTAAACATTCATTACGCGAGGTCTGATCTCAATACGTCTAAGCCACTCTGGATCAAAGACTTGATCGGAACCCGCAATAGGGTTCTGTAGCATCTGGCAGGCCAGAACGTACTGGCCCATTGATGATTTCTTTTTGTCCCACTCTTCATCAGAGAGCAGGATCGGAGTTCCATCCGGGGTTCCGCTTTTTGTCGCTGGATAGATGCGGGCTTCTGTCCCACGATCTATCAGTTCCCGGTAGGTGTCTGCGTAGTGATACCTTGTTCCGATGTACCACTCTCTGTTCGCGCCGCCGGAAAGGTTTTGAGACAGGTCTAGCGATTCTGTTGTTTTGGCGATCTGGTCTGGAGTGTTGACCGAGTCGCGTGTTACCACGTCGTCGTAAATACGAAGGTCGTAGTGACGCGAGATAGGTTGCCCATCCACTAAACCCCATGCTTCAACCGTGGCCTCTTTCGGATTGGACTTACGTTTAACAATAATCCCAGCGTCTTCACCCCACTGTGGTGATTCTTGTCTAGGGTTTGCGTAACAGACATCAGGAAACAAATCCCGAAGAAAGTCGTTAACCTCAAACTCGCGCTTGATTTGTTTTAGAAAGCCTTTAGCGATAGGACGGGTGTGAGAAAAGATTCCTATCGTGATATTGGGATTTCTCAGAATCTCCTGAATTGTTCCCGCGTAAGTAATGATTGTTGATTTGTAATGCCCTCGCGCCCAGAGGTCGAGCATTCCATCAGGACTGGCTTCAACCTCTCTGCAACGGTCATAGAGCCACGGATGGACTGCATCCTTCCTGTTCAAGACAACGACCAAAAGAAACCAACGATCTATCTTTGCCAGTTCAGCAATCAGCGTTGGGTCGTAATGCTTGGTAAGAAGATTTTTGTAAAAGGTTCCGGCTTCTTCTAAGGTAGCCGTGGGTAGGTAACTCTTGGCTTTATCAATGAATTCTTCAGTATTTATTGCGTCAACCCGTGTAGGTCACGCCATTCCCAACTACCCACCTTCGGCCCAGTTTGTTTTTTAGCGGGGGCGGCTTTTTTATTTGGGTCAAGTCCATGCGCCCTATTGATCTCTTTGGCATGGGCGTAATTACCCGCCGTATTTTTCCGTTGCATATCTGCGACATAACCATCGTAATACCTATCCAGATTCGGGCCTTCGTTATCCCGTATAGACTTCCCTGCCATCGAGCCTGTATGCCCCGGCCCTTGCAAGTAGGTTGCCTGTTCATGCCATTGTTGTCTGCTCACAATCGGCACAGAACTCTGTTTTGGTTTTGGTTTTGGTTTTGGTTTTGGCTTGGGCGGCGGAGGCGGCGGAGGCGGCGGAGGCGGCGGAGGCGGCGGAGGCGGCGGACTTGGCTGTGGCGCGGGCTGTGGGCTTGGCTCCGGTGCTGGTGGCGGCGGGCTTGGCTGTGGCGGATTGAACGGCAACGTCTGATCATTCACAGGCGTTGTTTCAACCGCGGGCGCAGGAGCAGGCTCAGGTTGAGCAAACCGATCCCAATAAGACCAATCAATGTTCAAGCCAGAAGGCACTTGAGTAACGTAATTGCTGACGCCTTCTGAGACGGCTACATTAGGATTGGGGAAAGCCTTGCCTGTTACTGGGTCATAAACGATTACCTGTGCCGTATTGGCTTGGGCCTGAGCATAGGCCGATGGGCCAGTTCCCACCATCCGCTGACCTTCTTCTACGGGATCAGTGGGCGCACCCGTATCTATGGTCGCCTCTACTGCCGCGGCGGCTTGGTTCGCGGCTTGCTTACGCAGTTGCGCGTATCGTCTCAAAAAGTCTGCGGAGTACATTAGTATTCAATCTTCCGTAGGGTGTCTTTTCTTGCGGCCTCAATCTGATTGATCGCTCTTTCTGTTGAGTCCTCCATTTCACTCGCCGTTCTGACGTATTTCAGAGATGCCTGAATAAGTGGATCGGTTTTAGAGTCAAACGGTTTTTTTGGCTTTCCCTTGTAACCGACGTTTTTCCCTTTGGGCGAGACGTTAATTTTCATTTGATTGACCGATTTTTTGAACGCGACATAACTCTCAGATTTCCTCTTCGGTTATCCGTTGGTCGTCCGTTAGCGTGGTGAATATCTTTCCTGTCACCCTTCTTGACGAGGCCTGCCTTAGCCATAGTCCTGCGGGCCTTGTTTCTCGAACTTCTTTCGGCAATGGCTTTAGGAGAAGAATGGAATTTTTTATATTCCTTCTTGTAGTTCCTCGGCTTGCCGCCTCCAGTTTTGTATTCGCTGGGCTTTCTGGCCCTGATGAGTCCTGCCATAGTTAAAATCTAAATTCGTAAGTAGCCATTGCCCGGTTCTCGCTGTAACTAGCGCCAACCGAATGATTCCCAATCCGTTTCTTCGTGCCGATCTCGTAACTGTCTTCCGTTGCTTTCAAAGTAAGCGGAAGGTCGTATCTTGTAACCGCATAAAGGGTTGCCATTGCGACCCCGGCTACGACCATCTCCTTCTCGTATTTCTCGTACCACTTCTCTTTCTTCGTGGGCCTTTGTCCACAAAACTCTATGTTTCTGCCGTTGCCTGTTCCCACTGCGCCGTGTTTGCAAAGTAAGTCTCCCAATGCTCTTGCTGTTGCTGATTCCGAAACTGCGCTGTACTCATTCGCTACCACAGGTATGCCTAACTCCATTGCTTCTTTCAGCATATTCACGGCTAGTGTGGAGTCGGCAACAAAGTCACCGTGAAGGTGATCTCCAATCTGAAGATAGATAAAATCAGCGCCTTTGTAATAGCGGATATCTCTCTTAAACCCCCCAACGCCGGGGGCAAGGTGTACTGCTACAGGCTTTCCTGTCTTGGCTTTTAGATTCGCGACTAACTCGTTAACTTGCTCCGGGCTGAAAGTTTCATCGCACTCAAGACAGACCACATATCCTGCAATCTGACTATCGTGCTTGTTGACCATATGATTCTGGAAGGCAAAGTGGGCATCCATGCTCTGCTTGTGATCACCGTGTTTTGATTCTGGTATCAACCACAGCACAGGCTTTAGCCCATCGTCGTTCAGTTCTTTAAGCCTTGCAGTAAAGTCCTGCCTCTCAGGCCATACCTGACCCCCCTCTAAGAATCCATGCCTTGCTTGGGCGTATAAATCGATGTGGGTGTCGCCGTTCTTCTTCAAGCGATCTCTGAAGGCTTTCCGTTGGGCATCATTACCAAACTCTTCAGCAAGGTAAACGAGAGTATTCCCCCATCTTTTGCGCCAAGATTTTTTATCCCCCGGATCACCGACTAGGAAACTTGAGCGAACTCCGTAAAAATCCGTAATGGGATCAGCAACAACAGTGGCTAACGGGCCAAAGACGAGCAGGAAGGCAACAATGCCCCAAAAAATTCTTGTCTCAATAACGTGGGGGAACTTCATTTTCTCGGAGTGCAGATGGCGTTGAATGAAACCAATTTGCCAAAGATGTTTTCCTGTTCGTAGTCAGGAGAGTGCAAAGGCGGGGTGTGTTGCTCCACCTTGTAGTTCAGGGAGTCCATGATTTCCAGAAGCAGTGGATTGTTCTTTTGCCGATCCACTTCGATGTAAATAACAGGCTGTAAATTGTGGATCGTATGGAGTCCGCCCATCAGAACATCTGGCTCCATGCCCTCAACGTCGATCTTGAGGAAGTCACAGCGTGAAAGATTGATGTGGTCTATAGGCACGATGGCGACTTCCTCGCCCTCTTCGTGATCCTTAATGGATAAACCGCCGAAATTGTTCTCGACTTCCGGGTCTAAAACGGGAACCTTGGTAATTTTCTGGGTGGAACCCGCCCCCATCTGCTTGCAATCCACGTTGGTCTTGGAATTCAGCGCCATATTCGCGCATAACGTCTGGAAAATAAGCCTCTGAGGCTCAAATGCGAGGACACGACCCTCGTCACCTACACGATTGGCAAACCACAGGGTATGAGTGCCGATATTTGCCCCGATTTCCAGAACGGAATCCCCTTTCTTCACATACTTGGAAAAAAGTTTGGTTTCTTCCCGCTGGTAATCCCCGTAGTGGGCTATCGATCTACCAACGTATTCGTCGTTTTCGTTGTAGAGAACGAGTCCCAGTTCTGTTTGCTTAATTACGTTGTAGGACATTCAAAGCAAAAATTTTTCTCGAACATTTTTTTGGAACCAGTTCAACAGGCGAAGGAAAATCCGCGCCGTGTGAATATTTCGGAATTGGTAAGCCTTGCCCCTGCCGCGAACAAAAATATGGGGATGGCCCTCAATGACTTCTATGTCGAGGAAATAACGCAAAATATGGTCGCGTAGTAGGGGGGTACTAGGCGACTATTTTCTCGCTTGTAAGTCGTTGTTTCTTAAGGCGTAATTTGCGGCGAAGTGCGTATTTGTCCTTCTTCTTCGCGGCCTTCATTTCCCTTCTCATGTTCCGCCTTAAATCAATCTCGTCACGGCGCTGGAGTTCGTCCTGCATGGCCCACCACACGGGTGATGAGTAGTCCCGGTAGTCAGGGTCAGCGGCGGTCTCTACGATCTGACCTCGGGTGAATTCTTCTCTGGCTACGCGGCTCCAGTGCTTGTGGGCGCGTTTCCATTCACTTGTATGAAGATTTTCGTTTCTTGTATCCATTGGCATATCTGGCTTGTTTTTGAGCGCCTTTCTTAGAGGCTTTTCCTTTGTAGCCGCCTTTTGTTTTCTTGATTGGCATTGGAAAATTTCCTGAGACGTAGAGGATGTTTATATATGTATGAGGCTAAACCCCCCGCCGCGTGGCGCGGTCGTCCGCTATCACCCGCGATTCGGCTTTCAATATGCGCCCCCCGCGATTTTTTTTGCGAGATCAGCGAGATCGTCGGCATCATCGAGGGTTGGCGTCCCACTACTCCGCCAACCTTCCCTTTTTTTATAGGGCCGGGGCTGGGTCGGCTGGATGGATACGACGCGAAACCCTTCACGCGGGCCTTTCCGCGTGGGGCCGCGCGGGCCTCGGCTCCCGGGCATAGGCCGCGGCATATGCCCCGGCCTGCCGCAGTTCTCGCGCAGTAGCGGAGGCGGACAGCCCGAGCATTTACTTATCCCCCTCATAAAGGTCACGCGTTTTCTTCTTATAAAGGTCACGCGTTTCTCCCGAGCATCCGCCAGCCTTCCAGCGCCGGGTATCCCCGGCGGCAGGCCACGCCAGCAGGCCACGGCGGCAGGCCGCGGTGGGCTACTCTCCCCCTACACAATCTGGCACTCAACCCTCT